GCCGAGTTCGATCTTGACCGGCCCCTTGCTGATGTTCAGGGCCTCCGAGATAAACCCGCTCATGTTGCCGTGGATCGACAGCGTCGTGGCGTCGATGAACTGGCGCAGCAGCTTGTTGATGGCGATGTTGGTCTTGCCCAGCAGGAAGCCCAGACCGTAGCCGTAGAAGCCGTCCGGGTTCGCGAGGAAGCGGTAGTGGGTATACTCCTCGATGGGCATACGACCGTTCAGCGGGCGACCAAACTCGTCCACCTCGTAGCGGACCTCGATGCGGAGCAGCTTCTCCGAGGTCACATCCACCCAGACCTTGTACGGCTCGGCAATGCCGTCACCGTCGAGGTCGAGGTCGCGATGCTGCTCGATGATCTGGGCCATGTCCTCGCTCTCCATCGAGGACGGTTGGATGCCGCTGTCGCGGTCATTCTGCTGCTGGATCAGGGAGGTGACGTTGCCGATCATCATCGGCTCGGGCGGGAAGAGGAAGTAACCCTCCGAGGCCCGGATGCGCCCCTCGTTCAACTGGAGATGGATCAGTTCGGTCTTCCGATGCACATCCTCGATGTTGATCGGGCCGATGTGGTAGGGGACGAACAGGTCCTCCGCGCGCACGGGGCGGGTGACGATCCGGTTCATCACGGGGTCGAAGTAGGTCTTGCTGAAGTCGCTGCCGTGGACCGCCACGCGCAGGAGCATCGCGGACTTGTCCTCCTTGTAGGTCTGGTCCTTGAAGAACAGGGACCATTGGAGGAACTGGCTGACCCGCTTGGCGCGCTCGGCAGACCCCGGAATGGACGGGCTGACCGAGATGGCCGCAACGGGCATCCGGGTGCCAAAGAACGCCTTGTAGGCACGGGACTGGAAGGAGTTGCAGGCTTCCGTCAGCAGGCCAAGGGACTCGTCGGACGAGCCGGGCCACGGGCGATTGATCGGGGCGTCCTGCTGGTTGTAGACGGCCACCCAGTCGGCGTGCATCGCATCCCACTCGGAGCGACTGTCCTTGTCGGCGCGGAAGTCCTCAAGGCACACCTGCGCGATGGACTCCCGCTCCTTCTCCTCCAGCGAATCCGCAATGTTGACGAGGAGGGCATTCAGGGCTTGGCGCTTCTTGCGCTTGACCTTGTCGTTGTCTCCTCGCCACTTGCGGTCTTCGCTCATGTGTAGGTCTCCTCAAGCGTCGGCATCATGCCACGGGTGTTCTGCCACAACCACGCAACCATGCCGGGACCGTGGGCGTCCCATTGAATCCACGGGCTTTCCTGGAGGAACCGGGTGAAGTCCTGCGCCTGACAGAGGATGTCCCTGTCCGTCCAGAACTGCCGGTTCCTGCCCCCGACAGCCACATCCATGAGGACGTACTTCGGGGTGCCATCCTGATGCCGCGCGGACTTGTCCAGCTTGCTCTCGTCCAGATGACAGGAGTCAAAGCCGTACAGCCCAATCGACTGGAAGCCGAGGAACTGCCACGCGAGGATCATAGCGCGGCCAGCCGACGAAGATCCTCCCCCCATGAGGAACTTCTGGTGCTCCGGGGGCAGCACGGACTTCTCGTCCGCACCTACCGCAGCATGCCAGCCATAGACCTTGCCGCCCGTCTCCAGCAGGCGCTTCACGACGCCGGGATCGACCATCGAGGCGCAAAAGTACCGGACACCCGGATAGGCTGCCGGGAGGAGATCGGCGCGTGCCTTGCCGTGGGTGCTGATGCCATCGTGCGGGCGGGGGTCAAGGAGGACGCATCCCCACGGGACCAGACCGGCGTCAATCAGCTTCTGGTGGCTGTGCTTCACGCAGAACAGGACCGCACCCTCCTCCACCTCGCGGCGGATCTCGGCCAGGGTCTCGGGCATCTCCAGCGACGGGCCAGCGGAAACGATGATGGCCCGCCTCATGTGGTGCTTCGTGTAGCGCACCCAGTTCTGGACCTGTTCCAGATTGGCCTTGATGTTGGCGTGGATGGTCTCGTTGGGGACGCAGTTCTGCGTCTGGACCACCATGTTGGTCTGGTAGGCGTTGTTCGTAATCGACTTGATCTCTTCTTTCTTGATTGCCGACATCTGCCGCTGGTGGAAGACAGGGAGGTCGTCGGGGATCACGGGGAAGTCGCGGGTCACGGCAACATGGACGAACCCAAGCCCATCCGTCGCCCGCTCCACGGACTCGAAGGCAATCGTGTCCGTTCGCACCGCATTGATGCCAAAGCGGCTGGTGTCGATGTGCTTGCCGTTCTCGTCGGACGAGTAAAAGCCAATGAAAATCAATGGCTTGTCCTCAAGTGCCAGAAGGGCGCGGCGAATGTCCTCGACCGGCACCATGTCGCAATCGACCACCGGCACGGCATCTTCCGGGACGCTGCCGTCGAAGTCCTTCGGGTTGACGTAGGCGGGCTTGGCACCGCCCAGCAGCCGCTCGACAATCTCAGCGTTTGTCATCCCCGCCTTGCGGTTGCCCTTCTTGTGGACGAACACGTTGTCCAGCGGGCTGGCCTCGAAGGCGTCCAGGCCATAGGGACCGGCTCCGGCGGGGCAGAGGTCGTGCCACTCGCTCTTCTCGCTCTCCATGTGTGCGATGACGCAGACCATGAAGACGTAGCTGTCATGCAGTTCCGACAGCTTCAGCACATCGTCCTTCTCGTACATGCCGATGAACTTGCGGAGGAAGTCAGCCCCCTTGCGGCGAAGGTTGAAGGCCATGAACCCGCACTCGGGATGCGTGGCTGTCTGCGCGCGCGAGAGCAGCACCCCGTCCTTGTCCTCGGGCAGGATGTGCTTGAGGAAGTCCATCGTGAGCGGGGCGCGGGTCTCGACATCGCCGTCTAGCCAGACAAGCCAGTCGCATCCGTCGTCCAGCCCATCTTCTCCGCCATAGCTAGCATCCTCAAGAGCCTCCTTCAGAGCGAAGACCTTGTGGGCGAATCGCAGAAGATCCTGCCGGTAGTCGTATCCCGGCTGCTTAGGATCCAACTTTTGAACCGCATGACGAGCCATGAAGTTCCGAAAATCAGGATCCATTTCGAGATGCTTGTCGCTGATGACATTAATTTCGATACTAGGATCCCAATACTTGCTAGCGGTCTCAAGCCAGCGACGCCCGTAGAGTTCAAAGCCCGCCTCCGACCAGGACGAGCAGATCATCACTTTCATGTCACTTCTCCACGAAGATGCTGTCCTTGCCGACAACTTCGGCAAGACGGTAGCCAAGAAGGCGAAGGACGTTCAGAGAGTCCTCCTTTGGCCGCTCGATGATGAGGACGGGCTTGTGGCGCTTGAGCGTCTCCAATGCCCCGACGAGGACACGATGCTCGTATCCCTCGGTGTCGATCTTGACCAGCCCGAGTTCGTCGTATTTGAACTCATCGATGGCAAACATTGGCACAGCGCCCGTCGCCGCCGCCTCAAACCCGCGCGCCCCGGTGTTGGCAACCGCATCGACTCGCACGTTGCCCATGCCCCTCTGCGCGCCAGCGGCTCCATACGTCGCCCGCACGGCCCATGACTGCACGTTGCGGACAAGGCAGGCGTAGTTATGCGCGTCAGGCTCAAAAGCGTGGACGAGCGAAAAGTCCTTTGACATGCGCCGCGAGAAGATCCCGATATGCGCGCCAACGTCGATGGCCGTGCCAGATGCCTTGATGTGTGCTGACGCCTTTGCATACGAGGCCATCTGATACGACGAGATGTCGCCAACGAAATGCTGGTCTGCGCTCGGCAGCCACCAGTCTCCCACCTTCTTCATTCGAACCTCCCCCGCGTCTTCATCATGTAGTCGTACTCGTTGGTCCACCAGCCCGCGAACGGGATGTCTCGCATGTGGTCGAACCAAGGCCCGCCATCGGTGAAGTGCATGAGGCGCGGCTTGATGTTGTGTTTCGTGTGGCCGACGAGGAAGTTCCACCCAGGCGACAGGTCATCGATCTCGCTGTCCTTCAGCCATGTAAACGTGTGCAACTCGCGACCCGTTGCATGGTTGACGAAGTCTGGCGTCAGGACACGGTTTGACGGATGCCCGCAGTTGAACAGGATCACGGAGGACCAGTTCTTCCTCGGGTACGGCTTCTGGATCTGGCCGTCCATCTTGATCTGGTTCTGCGGCAAGTGGATCTGCTTGACCACCATCACCGCATACTTGTCGTCGGCCTCCTTGAGAAGCTCGCCAACATCATCCAACCACAGCATGTCGCAGTCGGTGAACAGCGCCCAGCCCTTGTAGTCCTGCAAGTGCGGGACGAGGAAGCGCGTGAAGGCGAACTCCGTGCTGAACGGAAGCCCGTCGCGGACATCAAACATCTGCCCGGTCTTCGGGTCCACGCCCCACTCGCGGTCGAAGATGCCCTTGCCGCGAAGGTCCTTGTGGCGTAGCGCGCGCACATGCAGCGGGATGCTGCTCTTGCGCTGGCAGGAGAACATGCAGACATCGTAGGCGTCGATCTCCCGCGCGTCGAAGCCTATCCAGTATGGCAACGGGTCATCGGCCATCATGGCCTCCATCGAAATGGATCATCACGAACGCATCGCTCTGGAACCGATGGGTGTGGATGTAGTTCGTCCACACATCCTGGCTCCAGAGCGTCAGGTGTGCGTTGCGGCCATCCGGCAGAGTCTTCTTTGCCGGGAACGTCGCGATGCCGAAGACCACGAACTTCTTGGCGCGGATCGTCGCGTCGAACACCGCGCGCCTGAGTTCCTCGTCCTCAAGATGCTCCAACACATCAAGGCAGATGACGCCATCGAATGGCAGCATCGGGTTCGGCAGCTTGTCGATGCCGGGGACAGCGGGATCGTAGAGCGTCGGCTTCTCGACGCCCCACTTCTCATGCAGCTTCAGGGAGTCGTACTGCATCCCCTTGCCGCTGCCAAAGTCGAGGATGGACTTGGCTCCATAGTCCTTGATGGCCTTGGCAACGATGTCAGACCACTTCTCGGTGCTGTGGCCGGGGAACTTGCCCTCGGAGTGCATCTGCTTGTAGAGCGCAAGCGTACTCATTGGCTTTTACCAAGTGAACGAATTGAATCGATTGCGTCATTTGCTGCGTCAGCAAAACCAAACAAAATCGACTGAGGATTCCATCCAACGGGCCTGCGCTCATGCACCATCACGCCATCAGGGTCCAGTTTGTTGTATTTGCATATTTCCGCTGATACCGCCTTGAGCAGATCGACTTCTGATTGCACCACAATATCTATGATTGCTTCCGCCAAGCACTCAAGGTCCTTTGGATCGTGAGACTCCCCGCCAAGATCGCGAGCCACTTTCTCAATGAGTTCCTGCCTAGTCATGCGTCCCTCCTCTTCCTGATGCAGAGTTCATAGCCAGCGGCGTTGAGCGCGGCCTCGAAGGTAACGAGCGCTGGCGAGTGCTGGTAGCGCCATTGGCTCATCGTGTCGATCTGTACGCCAGACCGCTCGGACAGCACCTTGAACGTGAGGAACGGGTCCTCGTTGACCAGTTCGTAGAACTCACGGACCAGCGGGTGCATGTTGCCGGTGGTCGCCAGCTTGATGCAGCGACGACCACGACGATTGTCGGCCATCTTGCGGTAGCCCATGATGCGGGCCGGGGTCATTTCCTGCGGCATCAGCCGACAAGCCTCTGGAACGTGGACCACTTCATGTAGACGCGCGGCTCGTTCTCGGGCTGGAACGGCTCCGGGTCGATCCGCACGACAAGGACATCAGCGCGGCCAAGCCATCGCTCGCCCGTGGCCCATGCGTCCTTCTTGCGCTGCTTTGCTTCGACAAGGATCTGTGTCCCGTCCTTCAGTCGAGCAGATACATCGTGAGGAAACGCATCGAAAGCGCCAGAGCCAGGTTGCCGATGAGCAGCCAAGCCAAGGCTTTCAAGCTGCTTGACGATCCATTGCTCAAGGCGACGGCCCTTTGCCTTCGCGGACTTGGCTTTTATCACAGCGGAATCTCCCCATTGCCCTTCATATGCTCCAAAGCCTCGCCGTTCGCCATCTCCTTGAAGTTCCACATGCGACCGGCAATCAGGCAGAACGTCTCATAGCGCCGTTCGCCCCACTTTCCGTCGGTCAGGTCTCCGGTTTTCCACGGCCAGAGCGTCCTCGGTGCGGTCATCACGACCTCGCAGCCCTTGCGGAGCGCCTCATAGCCCAAACCGGAGTTGAACGACGCCACGACGGCCACGTTCTCCCAGAAATCGTCGGTTTTTGGGCTTTTCTGGGTCGTCACGACCATCATGCCGGGGTAGAGACGCCTCAAGGTGGCCCTCCACTTGCCGTCAAAGTCGGGGGAGAGACCGTAGTGCTGCACCATGTATGCACTCGGCGGCTGGTAGATGACCAGTCGGCTCTTCTTGATGGCCCTCTTTGGCTCCAGCTTGAGCAATCCCTTCTTCTGGAGGGTTTCCAAGCGGCGCGAATCGTACTCGACGGTCAGCTTCCGCTCGTTTGACTGGTTGTTAAGCGAGAAACGGAAGTACCCGCCCCTGCTGTTCAGGTCCTCCGTGCGCCCAAAGAAGGCGTGGTCCACATGGACGTAGGATTTCCATTCCTCCTGGGTCTTGCGGTACATCTCCGCGCCGCCGTAGAGGATGCCGTAGTGGAGATTGATCTCCGCGAGCGGCTCGCCGTGGCGCGCGTAATGCTCACCGTGCATCCAGTTGCGGGCAAGGTTCTCGCCAAGCTGGTGCGGAGCGCCGCTGGGCGCAAAGAACTTGATCGTCATCGTGCAAGTCGCCCCGTGACCTTGAGTTTCACATCCTCGTAGCGCCTACCGGCCATCAGGCCAGCAAGGATCTCCTCTGGGTCCGTGGCGGGAAGGTCGCCAAGCGAGGGAATATCGCCCATCGTCATGTAGGTCGGGCGCACCTTGCTGTTTGGCCCCCGAGAATAGCCGATGCGTTGCACAAGACCCTGCTCCACAAGCCGCATGACGACGACCAGCACCTTGGATGCCGTCGCGCCGCTGACCATGTCGCGGATCTCCGCAACCGCCCATTCGCCTTCCTGGCGAGCGATCACATCGCGGATCTCTGAAGCTATCGTGCCGCGTACCATCACACCCTCCGTGTGCGTACTGCGTATGGGTCCCTCGAAACCGATCCTCCACTCAACTCCCGTGCGAGGTCAAGCATTTCCTCGTTGTACCTGTCTTTTTCCGTCGTGACCTTGCTGTGCATCGAGATTGCGAAGGACACCTCATCATAGACATGGTCCTCCTGCCGTCTGGTGGCTGGCCCCTTGTCAGGCTCAAGCTCGTCAAGCGTCAGGCCGGGGCAGGTGCGCCAGAAGTGGCGGCAGTTGTCGGTCACGAACAGCAGCGGCGACCAAGTGCCATCCGATTGCTGCTCGCCAATGAGGTGCTGGACCATCGTCGTGTAGTTGGCCTTCCGATCCCTGCGGCCCTGCCGGAGGATGAATCGACCGGAAGTGGCGGTCCTCATGTTGTCCTGAGGGGAGGGACCGTCCTGGCTGGCCCACATCTGCGGGTCAGCGACCCGGAAGTCCATCGGCGGCAACTGCATCTCGCCTTCAAGCCGGATGACCTCGCGGGCCACCTCGGCTGCCGACATGCGCGCGCCCATGTCCGCTTCCCCGTTCCACCCGTACCACTCGGCAAAGCGGATCTTCGCGCCGGGCGGGAGGTAGACCTCGGGGAATCCGTCCTTGGCCTTCAGAGTTGCTCCCTCCGATATGCAGTACCATCCGATGGAGAAGGGCTTGGCTGTGCCCCAGTCCATAGCCATGAAATGGGTCCAATGTCGTGGGGGCTTGAAGCCGCGAATGAGATGCTTGCCCCGGTCGAGCATGGATAGGGCTGCTCCCGAAACCACATCCCAGTCGCCGTCCCGTAGTGCCTTGGCCCGCTCGGGGGACAAAGCGGTGAAGGATCCTTCATAGCTGTCAACATCCAGATGCGGGTTGTCGTCCATCTTTGCGGGGATGTAGATGCTCTTCCACCCCGGCGAGTTCTTGGTCTTGGTCGTCTTGTCGTGGAAGAAGTGCATCGGCGGGGCTTGCTCGATGAAGATGTCCCGCAAGAGGTTGTGCGCGGGGCCGCCGGGATTGCTGCCGATGACAATCCTCGGGAACACATCCTCCTGCTGGGCCTTGTAGCGACCCAGACGCACTCGGGTACGGAGGAACTTGATCTGGTCAGGCAGCAGGAGCGCCGCTTCGTCCAGCCCCAGCCAATGCATCTCCGCGCCCTGGTACTTGTAGATGTCCGCCAAATCCTCCGCGAAGCAGAACTGGAGGAACGCCCCGTTGTAGAACGTCAGCTTCCGATCCGTTTCCTTCCAAACCGCCACCTCAGGGGGGATCGCCATCTGCTGGATGGGGATCAGGTGGTTGTCCTTCAGTTCCGGGTAGGTCCGCCGAAAGAGATACGCCTGCAAGCCAGCGTTCTGGAGGCACGAAATGATGCCATCCATCCTGATGGCATGACTCTTGCCCCCGCCCGCAGCACCACCGTAGAGAACCTGCCGCGCCTTAACTGCGTGGAAGATCCTCTGCTTCTCCGATGGCTGGTAGCCCAGCGACCATTGGGGCATTCGCGCTCTCCGTAACGTCGATGACGTTCGCCAATGCCGCCTTGTCCTCGCGGCTCACCATGATCTCGATGGTCAGCTTGTCGTCCTTGCCGACCGCCTCCTGCTTGAACTCGGCCTTCGCGATCCCGCGCTCCAGCAGCCAAGCCGCAGCCCGCCAGTCGCGATCCTCCATGATCTTCTTGACCAGAGGTGCCGCCGACATGGCGCGAGCCTGCCGGAACATCGTGTCGAGACGCGGCTCCGAGTTCCGGTACTTCTGGCACACCCGCTCCGTGATCCCAGCCGCCTCCGCTGCCAAGACAACCGGCATACCACTCGCAACATTGTGCAAAGCCTGCGCCACTTCCACCATAGGAAAAGTAGCCTCATCCCACCTAGGCTTACTAACCCTCGCAAGCATATCCAACCACCCTGGCACAGAACTAGGTCTCCCTCCCTGTCCTACGGGAGGAGCATCCTCGTTAGCCACGGGTAGGCTCTTGTTATGCCCCCGCAAGGCAAGCGCAGAGTCCCGCGCAGCACGGTCCCACTCAAGGGCGCGCTTCGCCACGTTGCGCTCATGCACCGGATGGCGCTTGGTGATGTACCCAAGGGAAGCCCCGGCCTCCCAAAGAATACGGATATCCGCCCAGTCCACAAAGCCGTCCTGGGACAGCTCATGGTCGCTCTCAACCTCATAGGCCATACCCAACGGTAGGTTTTTTTCTGGTTGGGGGCAAGGGTCTGTGTAGTGGCAAGCGTGGGGACATGGCCTTCGCGCCCGCCTGCGAGATCGCGAAAAGCCCAAGCCGGGGGGCCGGTTTTGCCGCGCCGCACAATCGATGGGGGCCGGGGGCCTAGCCTCGCCGCAGAATGGCCTGGCGCTGGCCCGGACGCTGGCACTGGTAGGGCCGCGAGCGGAAGGGCCGGAGCTCCCCCCGGCCCCCGCCCTGCTTAGTACGGGTAAGGAGAGCGCCGAGCGCCAATGCTAGCCATGAGCCGCTCCCATGTCATGGGGCGCTTTGCGCTGATGCGCCTCATATCGGCGTCGGCAGCGGCGTATGCCACGGGGTCAGGATGCGGCCCCGTAGGCCGGGCGGCGTAGCGGCGTTGAGCAGCCCTAGTGAAGGCCAGGGCCAAGTGGCCGGGCCAGTCTTTGCAGAAATCAGCGTACACTTGAACCTCCTTAAATGTACATCGCCAGCACAGCCAGCGCCGCCATGCCGATGAAGCCGATGGTCGCCGTGAGGGCGTCTAGGATGCGGCGGGTCATCACACCCCCCCCGCTCGAAGCGCCGCCTCGCTCAGCGCCGCCATGATGCCGACGGCCAGCGTCGCGGCGAACAACGTCGCCATGATGCCGTAGAAGAAGATGTCATCGAGCTTGTTCATTGTGTCCCTCCAGTTAGTTGTATGTGCGTGTATATAGGGTGTGGTTGGGTATGGCAATGGGAAATGGCGATGCCTGACATGCTTTTCCTGCATCCCCCTATTCGATTGCCGCATGGCTTGCAGGCTAGAACCTGGCCGAGAGGAACCTGATCCGCCTTGTCTCCCCCCGTGCTATCTCCCCCCTTAGAGGATGATAGAGCCGCTTTCGGGGGCCTCTTCTTTCGCAGCGCATCCCGCCACGCCCTTACACGCCCTAGACCCCGCAAGCGGCACGGTATCAGGCTACCATATCGCCGCTCCGGCCCTTCCGCTCGCCTACACCATGACACACACAAGCACAAACGCATTTATTGCATAGCACATATGCAAACATTGCGTAACTGGCAAACGCAATTCACGTTATTCTATGCCCCGTGCCGCATGGTGCGGCCTGGAGGGTAGCAATGGTATTGGATAGCTTGCGGCCTGGAACGTACAGGCTGGCGATTGACATAAAGAACCCTTGCGCCGATAGGCGGAAGAAGAACGACTGGCGCGCCGCGCCTATCATCTCTGCGGGGACGGGGTTTGTAGTAGAGGCTTTGTTAAACGAAGAGGGCCAGCCTATCGGCGCTTCCATCATTTCTGCGGACGCCGGGAACGATTGGTCATGCGTCCCCTACTATCCGCGCGGTAGCCTCCGCCCACTCTTCGAAGCAATCGCGCCTAACCTTGTGCGCGTTGGCGACGAAACCCGGACGCCCGGACAGATAGCCGCCGCTATCCGCGAAGCCGCGCCAGACTTGCTGTCGGCCTTGGAGGATATTATCGGGGACGGATACTCGACGCAAGCTATCGCGCCATCGGCTTATGAAGCCGCGCGGGCGGCTATCGCCAAGGCCAGGGGGGAGTGAACCAATGGCCACGAACCTTACCCCATATCAGATTGCCGCAATGGCGGAAGACCTTGATGGCTTGGCGAACATCCGCCGCATCAACGCCCTCTTCCGCGAACAGGACGAAAGCCACCTCTACCCTGTTTGCGGTCGCTTCAATGCAACCGAACGGGCAATCCGGCGCCTTCGTAAGGCGCAAGCCGATGGCGCTTGTATCAATCCGGGCTTGGAATACGCCCTCGCCCTTGATGCAGAAATCTCCGCAATCGTTATCGATGCAGTGGCGTAGGCCTGACCTGGTTTGGCACGGCGGCGGGACGAAATCCGGCTACGTCTTCGTGCAGGTGTTCGCATGATCGCGATCGCGCGTTTCATCGGCTATCTACTGCTACTGGCGCTGTTTGTCGCCGGGCTTTATCGCTAACGGAGGGGAAGATGCGACGAATGTCGGAAGATGAAATCGAGCGGCGCGTCGAGCGCATGGTTGATGCGCTGGATAGACGCTTTATGGCCGACAAGCTGGATCAAGCGCAATACGACGCCGAAATGAAGAAGATTGACGCATGGTCAAAAGCGGCATTGATAGCACCGGCTAACTGACAAGCAGGGGCCTGGCGAAAGCTAGGCCCCTCTTCCCGCGCCCATGCTCCCGCAAGCCTATCACATGGCCCCCGTGCCGCCACATGCGCTCGCCAGCCTATACCATGGCCGTGCGGGCAATATCGCGCGCCACGCGGGCATATGGGGACACATGAAGGACTGCCGTGAGGGGATGCTTCTTTTGCAGCACAGCCATGCAAACTCTGCGTAGCTGGTACACGCAATCAACGATATCTTACGCGCTCACGCGAACACGCCCCACCGTGTGAAGGACTGCCGCAACCGGGGCTTTGGAGGGAAAGATGGACGACATCATCTGCACAATTCCGGTCTTCGATGGGAATTGGTCGGTTCAGCACTACTGGGCATACGAAGACGGGTACAGCGTCTGCGACGTGGACGGCAACCATGATGACTGCGAGGAGTCCGACATCCCCAGCCCGAAAGCGGTCTGCGAGGCGTGGAAGGAATACTCCTGGTGGGTTCTCAAGAATAACGGAGAAGACCCCCTGCGAGAGTTCCTTGTGGCTCGCACCGTTGAAAGCAAGTGGCGGGTGCGCCTGTCGAATAGCATTGTCGGGGTTGTGGCTTGCGAGTTCCGTCGCAACGGCAGGCAGGTGATGCGCGATGCCCTTCCAGAAGAGGCTGTCGATTACCTGTGCCTTCATCCCAATCGCAGGAATGTGATCGGCGTCAAGAAGGTAAGCGATGTCGATCCCATCACTCGGGTCGGATGGCACGACTTCAAGATCAAGACCGCACGAAGCGATGCTGCAATCCGCCGAGACATCATCAACGCCGCAAAGCGGCATCTCAACATCTCGTAAGGAGGGACCAATGCTCATCTCGTCATACGTCCATAAGTTTGCCGTCCACGCGGAGATCGCTCCGTCTGGTCGCCACATCCTCGTAAAGCTGGACCAGGGGCATGGGGTCACCATGACCATGAACCACTCCGAGGCCGCCGCTCTGCGCGATGCCCTCACAGGGGCCCTGCTCTCCATCCCGGAGGGCCAGCGATGAGCCCGGAGGAGAAGTTCGCGGCCATCGTGGACACGGTGTGCCGCCATTACAACGTCCCGCGCAATGTCCTCATGGGTCCCCGCACCTCGCAGGCCATCAGCCGGGCGCGCCACATGAGCATGGCGCTCTGCTATGCGATGGTGCCGGAATGGACCACCATCGAGATCGGTCGTCGGCACAACCGCAAGAGCGGGCATTGCATCACCCTGTACGCCAAGAACAAGGTGCTTGCAGACGAACGCCAGAAGGAGGTCCACGCGCACCTGGTCGATGTGCTGGTGGGGAAAGGACTGCCGCGATGAGCGACGATCTTTTGAAGAGGTTGACGTATTTTGCCTTCAAGTTGGAGGGCAAAGGTCAACTCGAAAGCGCCGCTTCTGACACTATGGTTGAAGCAGCAGCCCGTTTCGCGGCTCACAGCACCGCAATTGATGATTTGCGCGCCGAGGTTGAGCGGCTGCGCCCGGACAACGAGCGGCTGACCCGCCAGCGTGACAAGGCGTGGGTCGAGGTAGAACGTCTGCGCTCAGAGCTAGCCCTGATGAAGTCCGGCTTTGAGATCGCCTATCGAGCAATGGGAGACAAGCCATGACCCCGCGATGCAAAGCCTGCGACGGAATGGGCGAGATCCGCACGATGGTTGCGTCCCCCTCGATCTCCGGCCTGGGCGAGCATTGGTCCGAGCATGTCGAGGAATGCGAGGCCTGCGAAGGATCGGGCTGCGAGCCTCTTGACAATGACGAGGAGGAGTGATCTGAATTGGGGGCCGAGGAGGTTTGCTCCTCCCCGGCTCCCTGACGCAGCGGGTCTCGCAAACCCCTCCGTCGCGGACCCAGCCAAGTACGGGCGGGTCATGTGCCAATTCATGGCACTTGTTCCCCAACCGTGCAAGGCCGATGGCTGTCAGTCAGCTACGCCTCTGCCCCATTCCGGGAAGACAGCAGGACAGGCGTTCAAGCGAAGCCAGAATGATGCCTTGAAACAGAGGCGCGCAGGCCGAGCGAGTTGCATCGCCAGGTTCTGCCACCGCGATATGGAGACAGTCGTAAGGGGGTGTGGTGGGGTAGTTGCCATCACATCGGATCGCCGCCCCGCCCATTGCCTAGCACAGGCTCAAAGGTGACTGATGCAATCTGCTCCGTGGCTCCAGATGGGACCCAGAAGCAGGAACTCCGACTTTCCTCGGATGGTCGGAGTCTGCCCGCACACCACCCCAGAAGCAGACAGGAGGAGGAGATGCCAGCCTACTACAACGAGATTGATCCCTATGCAGCACAATGGCTGCGGAACCTGATCGCTGCTGGACACATAGCTCCAGGCGACGTTGACGAAAGGAGCATCGTGGATGTCAAGCCGGACGACCTCATCGGATACACACAATGCCACTTCTTCGCCGGCATCGGAGGCTGGAGCCTCGCCGCGCGCCTCGCAGGATGGCCCGACGACCGACCTCTTTGGACAGGCTCCTGCCCCTGCCAGCCCTTCTCGTCGGCAGGACAGCGCAAGGGGGAAGCAGATGAGCGACACCTATGGCCCGTCCTTGCCGCCCTCGTCCGCGAGCGGAGGCCCCCTGTCGTGGCTGGAGAACAGGTTGCGAGCAAGGATGGGTTGCGCTGGCTCGATGGAGTATGCGCTGACCTGGAAGCTGCGAACTACACCGTCTGGTCGGCGGATTTCTGCGCTGCGAGCGTCGGCGCACCGCACATACGGCAGCGGCTATGGTGGGTGGCGCAGTCCGTCAGCGAGCGACGCAGAGGGTGGCGTGATGCAGATCCGACCGTTGACTCACGCGCGGTACAAGCTGCGGGACGAAGCGCATTTGGCGGGGGCGGCATTGCTCTCGGGTTGTCTGACTCCATCGGCCAACGAGGATGCAGCGGGGCTGCCGGGGGCGGCATTGCTCTCGGGCTGGGCGACTCCAACGACGCGCGACCACAAGGACGGGTCAACGGATCTGGACAAAGCCGGGGTGCCGATCAACGGACTGCTTGGTCGTCAGGTCAGCCTGTCCCGTGCAGAGACGGAAAATCGCGGCGCGTTGAACCCGGCATTCAGCCGCTGGCTCATGGGGTATCCAACCGAGTGGGACGCCTGCGCGCCTACGGTAACGCGATTGTCCCGCAGGTCGCGGCCGAAATCCTGAGAGCGTACCTAGACTGACCAACCAAGGAGGGAGCCGATGAAGAAGACAGGCTACAGAGACCACATCATCGAGACCGCAGGCACGCTGCGCGCTCGCATTGCTTGCCGCCAGGATGCGCTTAGGACAGCGCAAGCAGATAGCTGGATCTGGTGGCACCTGAACCGCACGATTGCAGATTTGGAGAGACAGGTCATGGAGAGGGAGGGTGTGTGATGGCAATAAGGAATGAACTCACCGAGGAGCAGTTCACCAATCTGATGCAGTCCTATCTGCCAGCGGAGGTCGAGCGGCTGCGCGCAAAGGTCGAGCGGCTGCGCGCCGATCTCGCCATCCAGCAGGGATGCTGCGATGGTGCTGCGGCGCAGGATGCCCACATCCGCCGCGAGCGCGAGGAGATGCAGAGCGCGAAGGCTGATGCCTGGGACGATGGATACGAGGCTCACCGTCAGATGATCGAGGGCATTGCCCGTAAACCCAGCAACCCATACCGATGAGGAGGAAGAAATGAAACAGACGCTGCTACTCATGCTGTTCCTGGCTGCAATTCTCATAGGACTAGGGGTGCTGACATGAGCGATATGCTTGGGGAGCCCTCATTCGAGGACTTCTGGCGGTCGTATCCGCGCCGCGTCGGGCGGGGGGCTGCGGTCAAGTCGTGGGACAAGATGACCAAGGCGTTGAAGATCGCCCCATCCGACATCCTCAAGGGCTGCCACGCCTACGCTGCTGCCATGCGGGGCAAGGACATCCAGTACGTCGCCCATGCCAGCACCTGGCTGAACCAGCAGCGGTGGCTGGACGAGCATTCGACTGCCGTTGCCTCCGACGAGCCGCAGTACCGTCAGGACACCGCAGCCGTAGAGGCACTCAACCAGAACGACCTCGCACACCGCTGCAAGAAGGAGCTTCTTCAGCGCACCCGCGAGATCCACTCGGAGCAACTGCATGAGGCGGCTCGCAGGCTGAAGAGTACCGAACCGGAACTGTGGGATTGCATGACGCCAGGAGGCGATGGCTTTGAGCGAAAGGCGTGGTTCGCTGCCGTGGCCCATGTCTTCCAGGGCGCGCCGCTGCCGGATGCCATCTCGATCACCAAGGAGCATTGGCTGAGTGGTCGAGACCGGCTGGAGACACGAATCCGGTGCATCTCCGCCAAACAGGCATTGACAGGCTGAGACATACGATCCATAAACATCGCGCAACAAAGGAGGGACCATGTTGCCAATCGCTAAGACCAAGTCGTGGCACGACGCCCGGAGGTCGGGTATCGGCGGCTCCGATGCCAACGTCATCATGTCTGGGGATGCCGAGCGCATCCACGACCTCTGGCTGGTTAAGACGGGCCAGAAGGAACCGGAAGACCTGAGTGACAAGTTCCAGGTCATGCTTGGATCTGCCACGGAGGCTTTCAACCTCAGTTGGTTTGAGAAGGTGACCGGCATCTCGCTCATGCGGGATGTATCGGTGGAGAGCAGCGGCTTCCTGCGCGCAACGCTTGATGGGCTGTGCGAAACGCACATCGTGGAGGCCAAGCACACCCACGCTCGCACCAGCATGCAGGAAGTTCTCGCGCGCTACCAACCTCAGTTGCACCACAACATGATGTGCGCCGGGAAGACGCGGGCCTACCTCTCGGTGATTCTCGGAAACGAGTGGGACTACATCGAGGTCGAATACAACGAGGAGTACGCGCTGCAACTGGTCGAGCGCGAGAAGGAGTTCTGGGAGTGCGTCACGCTCCGTCTCCCGCCGAGCAACGTGGCTGTCAAGATCGACCCACCCGAGGCAACACGAACCGTTGACATGACGGGCAACAACGAGTGGTCATCTGCTGCACACGAATGGCTGATGTGCAAGAACTACGCATCTCAGTTCGACAAGGCCGCTGATACGATCAAGAAGCTGGTGGCTGCGGATGTTCGATCCGCTGCTGGTCACGGCATCACGGTGACGCGCGACAAGCGTCGTGCGCTCCGCATCAAGGAGGGATGACATGGACGAGAACCTGGACAAGCAGGCCCTGCTCTACGCTGCTTTGGCGGCGGCTCAGGGCAAGATGAGCAACCCCGTGAAGAACCGGGAGGTCAGCGTGAAGTCGGATCGCGGGGCGTACAAGTTCGCCTACGCGACCTTGGATGCAATCCTCGACGGCATCCGTGGCCCGCTCGCAAGCAACGGGCTGGCCTTCACTCAGACGCTGGAGAGGCGCGAGGACGGCATGGTCATGTGCCTGCGACTCTTCCACAGCGGCGGAGGTCTGGTGTCCACCTGTATGCCGCTCGACAGCGCCCGCATCGTCAAAATGCAGGAGATGGGCAGCCTGATGACTTTCGCCCGGCGCTATCAGATCGCCAGCTTCTTTGGCCTCGCCGCCGAGGAGGATGACGACGCGAACTCGGCAGACGGCAATCAGGTCCAGAACATGACCACTCGGGCGTCCAAGCCCGACCCGCGCGCCGAATACAAGCGCATCCACGACGCCATGTCGTCGGCCCAGGATGCGACGGCTCTGGCCGAGATCATGCTGGCGAACAAGGAAGCCATCATGCTGGTGAAGAACGCCAGCGAGCAGGGCTATGCCGCCCTGATGGCTCTCAAGGACAAGCTGGTTGCCGGTTACAGCGGGGAGGGCGAGGCATGAGCGACGAGTACGCCAACGATGTCGTGCGGATGAATGCCATCAAGGACGGCACCCGCTTCGACATGGAGCCAATCCCGCAGGCAGAGAAGCTGGTCCTGCGCGCGTGTCACTCTGCCCTGATGGAGATCGACACCTGGATCACCGTGTTCAAGAAGCGGCGGGATGTCATCCAGCACGACATCACAGAGATGACGGCACAAGCGATCAACGAGCATTGCGGCGGCGACATCGAGCAGGAGGAGATCGCCGTCGCCCTGTTCGACTGGGAGAACGACGTTCTCGACATCATCACTAGCGACAAGGCATCCGAAATCATCAACGACATGAAGGAGAAGCGCAATGGAACGGCTTGACGCAATCTGCGGCACGAAGAGCAAGGATGGGCAGAAGACCTACTGGACGAAGGTAGGCTCTGCGTTTCCCAACAAAACGGGGGGCTACACCCTGTACCTCGACTACGTCCCCACGGGGCGCAGCGATGACGGCAAGACCGTGATCGTCCTCGCCCAGCCCAAGGAGCGCACGGACGCCCCGAGGGGCCAGGGTCAGCGGGCCATCGGCCAGCAGCAGTCGCGCCAGCGGGACATGGATGACGAGGTGCCGTTCTGATGCTCTCTTCGGATTACATCGAGGGGCATCTGAACGCACTCCAGAGGATCGGTGACCGGGCTGCCGAGGCGAGGGCTGACTACGAGTTCGCGTCCGACATGCTCCGCACGGTCTACGCTGCCGAGTACCTCAAGAGCGAGTTGCCCCGCGCCGCCGACAAGGAGGCAGAGGCACTCGCATCCGAGGCGTACCGCAAGGCTCTGGAGGACCGCCGGAATGCCTTCGTGGTTGCCGAGAAGCTGCGCCATGAGCGGGCCTGGCGAGAGCGAGTGATCGACGCTTGGCAGACCATGAGCGCCAATGCGCGAGGGAGAATCCTGTGATCGAGATCGAAGAGTCCGTACCCATCCCCCGCAATCAGGTCGGCAGTCCTAAGTACCCGTTCAGCAAGATGAAGCCGGGGGACAGCTTCCTCGCGCCCGGCGACCGGCGAGCCTGCGTCAATGTTCGCAACGCAGCCGTCAACTACGGCAAGCGGCACGGGTGGAAGTTCGCGACGAGGATGGTGCGGGGGACCGGCGTCAGGGTGTGGCGGGTCGAGTAGACATCTCGACTGCCTTCTTCCTGACCGCCTCCACCCTGCGGCCCCATCCCTTTCCGAATGTAGGCCAATGGTGGAGCGACTTGAGGTAGGCCAGTCTGGCGTCACAGATGTCGTTTATCAGGCCGCTGGCGTGGACAATGCTGGCGGCCTGTATCGTTCGGGGGCCGATCACTCCGTCCTGACTCACCCCGAGCGCCTGCTGCAAGATCATGCCCGCGCGCTTCTGCCCTGAGTTCACGGCGATGTCGAACACGGCAAGGTCAACGCCGGGGGGCAGGCTGTCTGCCTTGACCGCAGCCCAGTAGCGGTCACGGTAGAGGGGAGTGACATCGTCCACCGTCAGGGAGCGCATGGTGGATTCGTCCACCTCGCGGCCCTTGAATGCCTCCCAGGTTCGCTTGGTGACGCCGAGGTTGGTCATCCCGCCCGGATCTGCGGGGTGGTTGACGTACCCGCCTTCGTGCCGCAGCACCTCCTTCAGGCACTCAAGGAAATTGCCGATCACTTGGAGGCCACTCCCTTCAGCTTCTCGATGGTCCTGAGACCTCCGAGGCCCAGCATCGCGAACATCAGTTCCCAGAGGTTCGCATCCAGCACGGGAGGCTTGGGGATGGGCTTGCCAATGAGGAACCCGATCCACACGGCGAGAGGAACAAAGAGGTAGGTGTATGCCACGGCAGCCGCACAGACCCAGCCGATGCCCGGTCGCCAGCCGCCGATGAACAGGGACCCGGTCTCGGCCTCTGCCTTGTTTACCTCGATCTGCGCCCGGTCATGGGCCAGCAGGGCATCGCGCAGTTCCGCCTCTGCCTTGGCCCTGGCGGCAGGGTCGGGAATGAACTTGTCCAGCACCTTGATGCCAGCGGCGACCGCATCTCCGATTCCGAATGCCATCAGCGTCTCCTCTCGATCTCAGTTGCGACCAGATTCGTCAGGGTTGCGGCGAGACCGGCGGCGTGTTGGAGCGTGATCTGCGCGATGGTCAGCACCCCGTCCTTCTGCACGGCCACGGCTATCGGCGTCTCCCGGTTGTGGGAGGGGTAGATCATCGCCAGCGTCGGCCCTCTGTACGAGTCGGGACCACTTTCCATGATGTCGAGGTGCGGGGCCGAGATCGTGCCATCCGTCAGGGGCTGGGTCATTTCGCGGGATCCACCTTACGACGACGCTTCCGCCGATAGGCAGATGGGTCGATGCAGAAGCCCATTGGTCCCCTGACCGGCTCAAAAGGCTTGCCCGGCGGGTCGTTGGAGCGGAGTTCATGGATGCTGCCGGAGAACGCCTCCCCGAGGTGGCTCCCGACCTCCTTCCAGTCCGGGTCATCGTACTCGCCGCGACGCCTTGGCATGACGAGCCTCCCACTTCCCGCGCTTGTAGCGCATGATGTCGATGGCCTCCGCGAGATCCGTGTACGCCTGGATGCCGCCGTCCGGGTCCACGACGATCCCCACCGTAGAGCCGTGCCGCGACTCCTGCGCCTCGTACTGGTGCTGGTCGGCATAGCTGTCAATGTGCTTGTATCCCCGCGCGCGCACCAGCCAGAACGATTTGCTCCCTTTGGACGCATCCTGCCCTTGGTAGATTTCGGCATGGTGCTGGTGACCGGCAGCGAGGATGTCGGCAACCCCGTCCGAGAACTGCCGCGCCCGCATCAACCCGTGCAGGGGGTTGTAGATGCTGCTGCCCTTGAAGTCGTGGCGGGCGTCGATCTTGGTGACATGGCCCGTTGGCGTGGCGACCTCGAACTGCGCCGCCCAGTCCTGCTTGACCGCATGGCCCCTAGCCATCCAGTCCAACGGATCACCCGCCCCCGACCACATGTCATGGTTCCCGGCAATCAGGACTATCCACGGCACCGCCCCGAAGAACCACTCGGCCAGCTTCCAAGCCTGCGTCCGGGTCGTCTCCTGCTCCGCGTAGAGGCGAACCAGCTTCCCCGTCCAGTTGTTCGTCACATCTCCTAAGCAGACCGCATGGACGTTAGGCGTCCGCATCAACTCCACATCGCGCTTGAGGAGGGGCCAGTTGCAGCCGGGGTCGTCCAGATGTGGGTCGCCCACTACCGCGATGACGTAGGGACCATCCTCCTTCAGGCTGAACCGCATCCACTTCTTGGCTGCCCTATGCTCCGAGCGGCGGGTATAGCCTTCCGCCAGACGGTCTATGAGCGCCTCTACGGGGATGTCGGGGTCTGGGATAGGGGGAGGGGTGTATCGCTGCTCCAGAGCCTCCCTGCGGCCCTTGGCGACGTACTGGGACCAGTCGATCTCCCGACCGGCGCTCTCCTCAAGCTGCTTGACGGTGCTGGTCTTGCCGTTGATGCGCTTGCCGAGGCGGAACATGGCTTCTGCCCAGGCCCCGCGCATTCCGGTCTGCGGCGTCATGCCGGTGGGGACATGGCCCTCGCGGAGGCATTGCTCCACGGTCTCCACGCGCCGCAAGGCTTCCTCGCGGCTCAAACCCGGATTTGGCATTCAGGCACCCTTGCCGACGAGCTTCATGTCCCGCCCCATCGGGCCAACGCAGGCAATGCCGCTGGGGGCGACGATGACCAGCGTCCAGGAGCCGCTGCGGGAGGTGTAGATCACCAGCACGTTGCCATTTGCCATGCGCCCAGCAACGAAGGCGCTCTCATGGTAGTCCTTGAGGACCGTTTCGATCTTGTCCAGCGGCAGGCACAACGGCTTGTCGTCCTGCTGCACAAGGAAAAGAAGACCCTCCATAGTCCCTCCTAACGAAGCGGGAAGAATGGCATCCACTTTACCACAACAGCCGTGACAGCCCCGCTCAACCCGCCAACGGCGACCAATACTCTCCACCCTCCACCGGCAGCGTCAAGCGCGCTCCTGACTGCCTTGAGGTCAGCGGACATCTCCTCGACGCACTTGGTCAGGGCCTTTACTTCGGCCTCCAAGCGACCGAACTCACGGGGGTCAATCTCGGACACCTTCGACCTCCATCCACGAACGAGGGGCTTGGCGTCGCTCCATCTTGGAGATCCGATTGTCCACTTCTCGTCCTCCAGATCCATTGGTCACGGGTTGGCCTGCGCGTTGTTGGGCTTCCGAGACTGTACGAGCCGCTTGCCAGCAGTCGCCGTCCAGGTGTTGGAGCCGCTCGCGTTGTAGCTGGCCGAGGATGTCCGCAGCTTGAACCCACCGGCAGTCTTGTCGGCATCGGTTCCGAAGGTCACCCCATTGCCGTTGATCGTCAGCGTCGCGGGGTTGCCGTTCGTCCACACGAAAGGCCCATCTGCCGCTGCGTTGCCGGTGAAGGTTCCGCTGGTGGAGACTGCGGTGCTGGTGATGTTGGCAGTCGAGAGCGCCTTGAAGCCGGTGGGCGGGGTGTATGAGAAAGGGCGCTGACCGAAGTTCACGGCAAAGTCTGCACCAGAGATGCCGCTGACAAATGCGTACACATCACCAGATGTGACATTTGTATATGCAGACCCCTGGGAGACGTTGTTTTTGTAGAACGTCAGGGTCGTGGTGGACGGATCGTATGTCACGCCTATAACGTCACCTGTCGTGTACGTTGATCCGTAAGCCGTGCCTGAACCTGGAGCGTTGTTGTTGTTCTTCTTGCCAAGGTTATCGTAGCTCCAGCACCCCGCGCTAGAAAGAGTGTTGTTGGTTCCTTCAGTACCCTTAACTTGCTGAGAAGCAAGTATGATCCCGATATACGCGGCACCGCCAACGGAAGTTACCGTGACCTCCCAGTATGACTTGGAGTTGATGGCTGCGCTCCCAACAATGATTGGGTAGTACGCTCCAGCCCCATACGACCATTGCATGTTTGCCGCCGCAAATGTCCCAACAGAGGTGTGGGATGCAATCGGGTTCATGGTCGAGAAGTTTGTCGTCGGCGTGTCCAGCATCTGGTCGAACGTCACGCCGCTCGTCACCGAGATGCCGCTGGTCGTCCAGTTGTTGGCGTTGCCGCTGCTGTCGTAGCCGATGGTCGTGGTCGTCGTGGCGTCGTTGAACTTCAGATAGAAGCCGTTGTTGCCGTAGGTGCCAGCGTACTGTTTCGGCACCCACACCGAGCCAGCCGTGTAACCAAAGCTGCTGGGCGTCAGGGCTTGGCCGTCGATGAAGTTGAACTCAGCCAGATAGCCGTCGATGTAGTCTGCGCTCGTCGCAAACCAGCCAGCACCGTTGCTGATCTTAATCGACTTGCCGGATTCGTTGAACGTGATGTCGGCATTCAAGGTGATCGTGCCGGACATGGTCACGGCTTGGTTGTTGGCGTAGACCTTGATGCGGTCCGCTGCCGTTGCCTGCGTCGTGTCCACGGCAACGACGAAGTGATGCCAAGCAGACGGGTCACGAAATACCGGCGTCGATGTCAGGCTCGCGCCGCGAACCAATATGCGAATCGTGTCGGGGGCGCCGTTGTCGAACGAGAAAAACGTCGATGCCCCACCCGTACTCTCCCCCCACACCCACTCAGGCCCGAGAGCGCCACGCTTGTGCCAGAAAGACCATGTCGCGATCTTTGCGTTCGTCGGCGTACCCGCTGTCCGCGTCATGGCAGCGTTGTTGGACCGGCGAAAGCGCAGCGAGTAGGGGATCTGGTAGCCCGCAGCCCCGCCAATGCGGAACATCGGGTGCGCGCCGAACATCAGGCAAACCCGTTGCTGATGCGGGCGTAGATCACGCTCGTCTCAGCGACGAAGTACGCGACCATGTCCCTTGCCGAGGCAGTCGTGGACAGGCCGGGGAAGGAGCCTCCCTCCCAGATCCACGAGTTGGTGAACGTCGCCGCTTGGCCGCCCGAGGCGTTCTGGATGACCTCGATCACACCCGTCGCACCCGGAATCGCCCCGGCCACGGCATTGAACGTCACGGCACCCGAGATGACCATGCGGTGGTTGAGAGCCGTGTTCAGGTTGAGGCTGATCGTCCCAGCCGTCGTCCCCATGTTGTTGATGGCCCCGAACAGGGCTGCTGCCGAGTTGGCCTGCGAGGACTGGAAGACGTTGCCGCCAATCGTCCCGGCCCCGAGGTTCCCGACCGCCGCCGCCGTCGTAGCCGAGGCGAAGACCGCCCGACCCACCGTACCGCCGCCGAGGGTGGTCTGGGCAATGGTGGTCGTGGCAGCAGAAAGAAGGGCCACCCCCGTAGCCCCCACAGGCACCATCCTCCCCGAGGTGGAACTGTCGAAGACCGCAATGCCCGTGGCACCGGCAGAGACATCGGCAAGCGCCATCGCCAGCGGGGCGGAGTAGTCCGTCCAGGAGTCGATGAGGTTGCTGAAGTCTGCGCTGGTGGGCTGGAAGTAAGCCTTCCAGAGGGCCTTCAGGGCGGTCTTCGACAGGGCCGTCATGGC